GATATATAGTGCTTTAGTACCCCACTGCTCCTTGCCTACGCCATTTCCAGCCTTTGCTTGCTTGTCGTACATTAGCGGGTCAGCAAGGTCTTTATGCGTATAAGCGAATGCGCCATTCTCAATTAATGAGATGATACCATCTGTCATAGCATCATCAACCACTACAGGGGTAGCACCGCCATAAACATATTTAGGAGTATCTGATTCTACAACCTGCGTAATACCATCTTTAACAATGGTCACTTTACCGTATTTTTCAGTGATTAATTCGCTTGTGATTGTGTTATCAGCTTGCTTGTCCAAAATATCAGCCAATGTGCCTGAACTCATGTACATTGTTGCAAGTTTACCAAAGCCCATATCACCTTTTTTCTTGCGAGCTTCGATAATCATCTTACGGTTAAGGCTTACCGTGCCATCGCCTACAGTAATTTCTGCAATGTCTGACATACCAGCTACGGTTGCTGACATGATCTTATTGATAGTTGTAGCCCAATATGAACCTACTTTGTTAAGTACAAGGCGGTTAGGCTGGTTTGTACTCATTAAATCTTTTTCGATTGTACGAATACCCCACCACTGATTTCCGTAGAATGTTTTTACGTCCATCTCGTCATAATTGGCTTCTAATGCGTTTGCGAGCGTGTCACTCGCATCACCAAAGTTCTGCTCTACCCAGTCAAAATCTACTAGACCAACGCGGATAGTTGATTGTACGTTTTCGCCATCAACCGCGTTAATCATATCTTCGGCTTGAGAACCAGCACTTGTCAGAATACCCGCATTAAATAGACGATTTACGTCTGTTGATTCTTTGAAGCTTGATGATTTCCAATTATTGTCTTGGATAATCTGTTGAATTGTTTTTGACATTATGTCTCCCCTAAAATTTTATAAAAAGCCCACTCTCTCTAAGGCTGAAAATCCCCATCCGCTACCGAGCCGCCACCTTGACCACCGCTTTCCTGAACCTCGATGCTAAAAAACATTGACTCTTTAGACTCAATCTCTGCATCCCGCATTTCTTTAATTAAATCTTCTACAGTAGCATCAGCTCCGTTTACTCGTTTTGTTGTCCCATCATCATTTTTAATGATAATTTTACCGTCTTTGTAAGACGCTCTTTTAGCAATTTCGTTTACAATATGTGTCGTTCCTAACGCTTTGGCTTTGTATTTCGGCAATAAAACTGCGGTATCTCGTTCCATTACTGCTCGCATTAGCTCGCTTTCAGTTTCTGCTTTTAAAGCCTCTGCATCAGAAATAGTTTTTTGTAATTCTGCCTTCAAAGCCTCAATTTCTTTGTCTTTTATTTCATCCCCGCCTTTTGATTTTTTCAGACTTTTAATAGCCTTTTCAAAATCTTCAGCTAAAGCATCCGCATCAACTCCAATTTGTGATGAAATGGTTTTTAATTTTGCGCTTAGCGTAGTTAGTTTTTTGTCCGCTTCATTTTTTGCGGCTTCGTTAGCTGTTATTTTGTCGTCTAGCTCAGTAATTTTAGTCGTAATAGACTCTGCTATTTTTTTTGCTTCTTCTGATTTATCACTCTGCACTAATGCTAGTAATTTTTTTAACTCTTCCATTCTCGCGCCTTCCTTTTCAAATCTACGTTAAAATAACATATTTTTTTAGATTTTTCCTAGCCTTTTCTCGCTACTTATTCCTAGCCGCTTGATTATTTCCTTGTTTGTGTAAAATCTTGAGCCTTTTAAATCAATGTATTTGTCAACCTTGGCTTTTCCTGTTGACCATAGCCTATATTTTTCAATGCCCATTACTTCGCGTGCTGTTTTTGGATTTCTTCTTAAAAACGTTTCTAATTTTTGACCCTTGTAAGCTGTAATATTGTGATCTTTGAATACTGTTATCACTATGCTTCTGCAATTAGGATGGCGTGGCGGCAAGTTTGGTATATCACTCCTTTGGCTATATTCTTTTTTTGAGTAAAATCTATTGTGCAGTCCCATGCAAATTGGACTTGTTCTGTTATCTAGTACCGCGATACTTATCCATCCTCTGATTTTATCTAAATCCTGCTTATCGTTTACTTGATAATAGTATTCCCGCCCCGCTTTTGTATTTCCGCTCCAGAATTGCTGATCTGCTCTTTTTTGTCTTTTTACTTCGTTTTCAAGCTCTGTTTTTATAGATTTATTTTCTTTTTGAAGCTGGCTGGCTTTATCCATAAATTTGATAGCCCTTGCTTTCATTGCGCGTGAGCGATCTTTTATTAATTCGTTAAATGTCAGACCTGCAATGCTTTCTTGATTTAAGTCAAAATTTATTTTTGATCCTGTTATTATTTCTCCCTGCTTCTCGATAATTTTTTGCAGTTTTTTTTCTAAACCTTTGTTTAGTTGTTTTTTTCTTATTTCGCGCTTAATGTACTTTATTGATTTACCCGATTGCAGTAGCCCAACTACAAAAAACAGCAATAACTCAAACTCGTTATTCTCCTTAGCATCAAGACGATCAAAATATAACTCTTGGGTGATTACTTTATCAAAATATTCCATTATTTAGGTTTTGGTTTGCCGCCCAACATTATCATTTCACCTGTACGGTCAATATAAACTACATTTCGTTCGTGAATTATTTTATTTTTACCGATAAAAAATGCTTGTGAGCCTTTACGCATATATTTTAGTGCCAGTTCAGCCAAGCCACCGACTAGAATTAAACTATGAAAATCGCTTTGTTTTATTTTTTTACCTTTTTTTATGGTTTGATCTGTTGTAGCAAATTTAACATGGCAAACGGTTTCATCCTCGCCCTCAATTAAAATTGTTTCAGGGTCTCTGACAAAATTACCCAGCAGACTAACTTTGTTTATTCCCCGCATACTTTAGCCTTTATTTTTTCCCAAGTTGTTAGCGGGATTAGCTTTTTTTTTGCACTGGCTATTCTTATTGCTAGAGCCAATGGTTTTATCTTGAAGTTTTTTTCTTTTTCCATTATTCAGCTTGCGCCTGTAGTTTTTCTGATTCTTTGCCAGAGTCAAAGTCTTTCGGTAATGAGTTGAGCATTTTTAATCTCTCCCAGAATGTTTCACGGCTTAAATCTCCAGCGCGTACCATTTCATATTGAAGTTTTAAGCCAGCATCCGTAATCAGTAAATCGTCAAAATCCTTCTTAAAGACAATCCTTGCTCCGTCTTTTATCTCAAAACCCTCAATTATCGACTTAAAATAATACAGTCTATTCACCGCAATTTCTAAATGTTCTGCTACACCGCTCAAAAACGAGGTATTTTTAGTTTGATTGTGTTTTGCCTCAACAACTGTTTTTTGTCCTTCGGATTTCAGAAAACTAAACGAAACTTTATCAATGTTTTCGGCGATGTTCTTTTTACGCTCACCTAAACCTATCAGCATTTTGCATTCTGGCTCAACGTACATGACACCTTGCGTTATCTTATCTTCAAATACTAAAGCGTCTTTCTTTCCAATCTCTACTTCTGCATCGTCGTTCATGTCTCCAAAAAATACCGCTACAGGCTCAAAACTCAGCAAATTAAATTCTTTAGTATCTGCGATTAGATAGGATTGATTCATTCTTGCGATGTCGTAGAGCCTTGGAATTACATCAAACAACGAGACTTGTTTCCCCGTTGTGACTGCCGTTATTGGTAACTCTGTTAGTGTGTTAGTCCATTCTGACTGTTTTTTTAACTCCCCTTTTCCTTCCTTATACCAAACTTCACCGCCACCTATTTTAAATACTAGCATCCTTTCTACTGTTTCCATGCCGAACGCGCCTTTAGCTTGCTCGTATGAGTCCTTAAAAACCATCTGAATGACTTTGCCATCTTCTACAATGTATGACTGCAATGACTCATAACTGTATCGTTTAAAATATGACCTTTTTTTATCAGTAGTGGATTGAACGGAAATAAATTCTATCCCTGCTACAAGTGACGACTCGCAAATATCCTTAACAAACGAGCTTAAACTTGAGCCGCGCATATCAACGTCTTTAAACAATTCCCCATCAAAAGTATCATCTGCTATTGATTCTCGCGCTGTTATTACACCTGTTAATCCAGAAACGATTGAAGAAAACATATTTGTAAATGTCGTTCCGTTAAACCTTTCTTCGTATGCCTGTTTTGTTTCACTCTCCCACTGAGGCAAATACTCCTTAGTTAAAACTTTACTCGCTCCCTCGAAAAAATCACGACACAACTTCACTTGCTTGCTTCTTTTTTCTAGTTTTTCTAGTTTTTTTTCTGGTTTGTCCATGTTTTATCTCATAATTTTAGGCTTTTTCCGTATTCTAACAGGTGACTTGTAGTCTGTCAGTTCCTCGATACAATCAGAGAGCGCGTCTACTTGGTCGTCATGCCCTGAACCGCTTGGCGGAAATAATTCTAATTCCTTAATAAACGCTTCGTTCCAATCTCCGCGCAATAGTTTGATATTTCCTATCCCTGCTTGACCGCTTGCTGGAGTAGCGCGCACCTCTTTGTCTCCTGATACTGTTTTTGATGTGACTTTGTAGCCTGACATCATTTTAATATAGTTGTGAGCCACAACCTTACCCGCGCTCCCCGCATCCTGCGGCACTCGAACAAAAACGTCCTTACCATCTTGTGTTGTGACAGCCTTAAACAGTGCTTCTATTTCTGCTGGATTTTCTCTTACTCTCACACAATCAAGAACGTAGAAAACGCCATTTTCACAAACACCAACCTTTAAGCCTACAGTCCAATCTGGATCATGGTTTGTTTCGCTTGGTTTTGTGCCCGCTAAATCCCAGCATCTCACAACACGCTTCATTTTTGGAGCAACTTCTACAATCTCAAAATTAGAGCGTTTAAAATAATCTCCTGCTGTTGCCCGTGCGTCCCAGTTCCCGTCTAAAAGCCTAGCTCTCTGTACTGCTGATTGAGCTTCAAGATTTCCGATGTAATTAGGGTCTGTTTCTAACAGAATTTTATTATCATAAACCGATGCAGTGATGAATGTAACAGACTTTGGGCGAGATTCTTTGCCGAATTTTTCTAATGCTTCTTTTTTTGTATTAAACCAGAAATATTCGTTATTTTGATGTATTAGCCAGCGGATAACTCCGCTCCGCTCTTTAACAGCAAAACCATCATCACCTATCCACCAATCTATAAACTCCCTCACCCAACTATCGGGATCTGGGTTAGTCGTACACCTAACGTAGGGCTTCACTCCGCAACCACTTCGGTTGCGCGATAGCATGTAAAAAAACATCGCTTTAGTAAAATGAGTTAGCTCGTCAAAACCGATAAGCGGTATCTGTGAACCCTGAAAGCCGTGCAAGTCTTTTTCGTATTGCAAGTGTGAGAATTTTACTCGATTGCCGAATGGGGGGAAACGCCACAATAACCGATTTTCTACTGCCTCAGCTTGCATATACGGATACATTGCACTGGCTTCATCCCATAGACCACCTTGGTTAGTTATTTCGGGAGTTGTTCTCCTAAAGATTACAGCACCAAAACCCTTTACGGTACTTATGTATCGCAACGGCTCGAATATCATTGACCATGATTTACCACTCCCCGCACCTCCTCCGTATATTACGATGTCAGCAGAGGACTCGAAAAAACTTTGCTGAACTCCTTTTTGCGGCTCTAATCTCAATTTTTAATCTTCTCTTTGAATTGCAGTCTAATTACGTTGTCACTGAATCGTCGCTAACAGAATTAGACGGATTCAACTTAACTTTAGTGTTATGGAGATTGCATCTAGCATCTATTCTGTGTCTGTAACACTACATATTTCGTCATACAAAGTTATATTTAAATTATCAGCGGGGTTAAGCCAAACTGTATCTGTAATTGCCCCGCCAGCTCCATTTTTTAAAAGTGCTTTTATGGTCTCAAATAACTCTTCCATTTCTCTGATTTTTTCTAGCGCATCACCATTCATCCATGCACTAGCCTTTAATCCGCAATGTGGTTCAACTATAAAGTTTTTACCTTTTGGGAACTCTCCTCTGAAAACTAAAG